AGGAAGGCGACCCGACGACGGGCAACGCCTTCTTTTTTTGCGGTTTTTCTATGTTAAGGTCTAAAAAGACTTTTACATAGACACATGACATACATTTTCTTTTTCTTGTTTTCTTCGTGTTGCTTGTGTTCTTGATATTTACAATGATATGTGATATAATGTGGTATAGACGGATAATAACTATTGACCCGACGAAAGGAAGGTGAACACCCGTGAATAAACCATATTACAACGTTTGTCCGAATTGCGGCGCACACCTTGACCCGTCGGAACGTTGCGATTGCATGGACAAACCGAAAGGAAGTGAACCGAATGTCACTATTAGACGAAGCAATGACCGATTGCGTTATGATGCGGCAGACACGACAAAGCGACGGTTACGGCGGTTATACAATCGCCTGGACGGAAGAAACGACACCGTTCAAAGCGGCAATCACATTCGACAATTCGATTGAAGCACGTGTTGCGGCGGTTCAAGGCGTTCATAGTCTTTACACCGTGATAACACGCAAGGACAAAGTATTGATGTATCACGACGTTATAAAGCGGTTGAAGGACGGCAAGATTCTTCGTATCACGTCCGACGGCGACGATTCCGCAACGCCTGCAAGTGCTTCATTGAATATGCGAACTTGTACGGCGGAAGAATGGACACCGCCGAATTGATGAAGGAAGGTGAAAATATGAACCAGGACGTAGCAAGAAAAAAAAGCATGACCATGACCGATGCGGCAAGGGAAGCGGCGAACGCATACAAACGTGCGTGGAACAAACGCAACCCCGAAAAGAACAAAGAATATCAGCGTCGTTATTGGGCGAAAAAAGCAAAAGAAATGGATTTATCCAGGCAGGAAACGGCAGGAAAGGACGTGTTGACGAATGGCATTGAACCCGAAACAGATTAAAGCGTTGCAATGCCTTCTTGCATATCCGACGAAAAAGGAAGCGGCAAAGGCGGCAGGAATAGCCGAAAGAACCTTGCGTTCCTATCTTGCGAACGAAGAATTTCAAGCCGAATACAAGAAGGCGTTCGGCATGATTGTCACGGAAGCAACCAGGCAGGCACAAAAGGCGTTGTCGCCTGCAATCACGTTGTTGTTGAACGTCGTCAATGACGAAAACGAAACGGCAGGCAACCGCATATCGGCGGCACGTTCGATTCTTGAATATGGATTGAAATTGACCGAATTTAACGACATTCTGCAAGACCTGGAAGCGTTGGAAGGGTAAAGGTGAACGAATGTATTATGACCGATTAAAACGCCGTGTGAAGGCAACCAGGGCGACCCGTGAAGCAATGAACCTTCCGCAAGTGAATATCATTGATTGCATCGCACCGTGCTATCTTCCGATTCACGACGACGTTATGAACGGCAGGCATTCAATCTATCATTTACCAGGCGGCAGAGGTTCGGCAAAGTCGTCGTTCGTATCACTTGAAATCGTTCACGGGATAATGAACGACCCCGACGCAAATGCAATCGTGTTCCGAAAGGTTGCGCAAACCATGCGTGAAAGCGTGTATTCACAATGTTTATGGGCGATTGAAACATTGAATGTCACGGCATTGTGGCGTTGTTCGGTTTCACCGATGCAAATGACATACTTGCCGACGGGACAAACAATTTTCTTCCGTGGTTTGGATGATTCCGCAAAACTGAAATCAATACGACCACGCAAGGGAACGTTCAAATACGTGTGGTTTGAAGAATTTTCCGAACTTGACGGCGCAAACATGGTTCGGAACGTCCTGCAATCCGTCGTCCGTGGCGGCAATGACTTCCGCATATTTGAAAGTTTCAATCCGCCGTTGTCCTTGAATAATTGGGCGAACAAGTATGTGAACATACCCGACGACCGTGCATTGCTATTCCGAACCGATTACACGATGATTCCGCCCGAATGGTTAGGTGAAGCGTTCATCCTGGAAGCGGAACGCCTGCAACTTGTCAATGAACGTGCATACCGTCACGAATACATGGGCGAACCCGTCGGAAGCGGCGGCGAAGTGTTCCCGACCATTCAGACACGGGAAATCACGCAAGAAGAAATCGACGCAATGCAATATCACTATATCGGCGTTGACTTCGGATTCAGTACCGACCCGACCGCATTCGTTCACGTGGCGTATGACCGCAAGAAACAGACCGTGTATTTCATCGACGAATACGTGAAACGTGGTATGTCAAACACCGACATTGCCGACATGGTAAAAGACCGAATGAAGGGATATGAACGCATTGAATATTCGGGATTCTACCACGAAGCATATAACGTCATGCCGACGTTGGTATGCGATGCCGCCGAACCGAAAAGCATTAACGACCTTCAAAAGCAAGGATTGAAGGCGATTGCCTGCAAGAAATATCCAGGTTCGGTTATTTACGGCATTAAGTGGTTGCAATCGAAAATCCTTGTGTTTGACCCGAAGCGAACGCCGAAGTGCTATGAAGAATTTTCGCAATATGAATACCTTCAAACGAAGGACGGCGAATTTCTTGCCGACGTTCCCGACAAGGACAATCACACAATCGACGGATGCAGATATGCGCTTGATAGATTGATAAATTCGGCGAAATATTCCGCTTAATGGCAAAGTAGTCGCAAACCTTAACATTCAAAGGAAGGTGAAAATATGGAACTTAACATCAAGAAAATGAATATCGGCGGACATGGCAAACACACCGTGTATTCGATATACACCGAACGCAAGGACAACACGAACATGACCGACGAACTATGCAGATTCGACACCCTGGAAACGGCAACGAACGTGCTTCGTTATATCCGTGGCGACGTTCTCACCCGTGAACAAATTGCCGATGCAATCCAGGCAATACGAAGCATCGACGGAAAGGAAGGTGCATGACATGGGATATTTGAAAGTGTATTGCGATAATTGCGGCGGCGAATGGCACGTGTATCACCGTGACATTAAGAACCCGTATATTCGGCAATGTCCGCATTGTTACGCAAAGATTGAGCCGTACACCTGGAAACAGATTGTCCGTGGATTCGGCGAAATGCTTGATTCCGAAAAGGAACTTGCGAAAGACCACGCAAACCACATTCCATTGTTCACGGTTGATTTTGTTTCCGATGCCGTGTATGAGAACGCAAAGCATCGTGACCGAACGTGCGAACAATGCGAAATCTTCTATGATTTACGGGATTGAAAGGAAGTGAAAACATGATTTATAACCCGTACTTTGACCGCCGACCGCCTGCACCGCCCGACGACGACGATGCCGAATACAACGAAGTTGACAAATACGGCAAGCGATTCCGCAAGGTTGGCAACTGTATCGAATATGAACCCGAAATCAACGGCATTCCACGAAGCGTATTTTTCCGAAGTCAGAAGGCACAAAAGATTGCCGACGAAGAACGACGGAAACGTGAAGCGGAAGAACAAGCCGCAAGGGAAACAAACCGTGATTGCCCGTGGAAGGAAGGACGCAATCAGATGCACACATCATGTGAAAAGGATTGTCCGTTCTACCACGACGACGGATGCGTGTTTGCTATCGTGGACACCGAACCGACGACCGACACCAAAGACAAGTATTGTCCGATTGCAGGACGATGCAAAGAACGATGCGCAATGTATGCGCACGGATGCAAACTAATCGAACTTGTAAAGTGCATGAAGCACGGAAAGGAATAATTATGGATAACAACATTGTTCAGAGTGTATTTGATTCCCTGGAAGCCGACACCAACGAAATCAACAAGACCCGAACCGAATATGCCGCACTTGAAGCGAAAATCAAGGAAGGACGTTATAGCAATCAGACCTTGCAGAAAGAAATCTATCCGAAGCGTGACGAACTGAAAAGAAAGGTTTCCGACGCTTCCGCAAGGGCAATCAAGAAGGCGCACGACATGGTTGCAACCTATCGTGCCGATGCCGAAGCATTGAGCGACCTTGACCCGTCTGCAATCACGGACGACGTGAAGATTCTGCAAGCAGGCGTGACGTTGACCGCACGTGACATCCAGGCGATTATCAACCGCAACCCCGACAACCGCACCATGATTCAGATTGCATTGAGATATGCAAAGGAACACAACATTGACATGAAGGGAACGTATTACATCGGCGGTCAGCAGGAAAAGGAAACCGCAAGAAACCTTGACGGCATTGTTGACTACTATGCCCGTTGGATTGATAAGGAAAACAACCTTGATATGCTGAACCGATTCTTTAACGTCGGATAATCGGCAGAAACGAACCAGGAAGAACCGTTGTGCATGACGCATGGCGGTTCTTTTTTATTGTCACGGGCAAAATGACCCCGTAGAACGCCCGTAGAAGCGTTTTAGAAGGTCAAGGCATATAAATCTTCATTCACGTATCAAAACGCCGTAGAAGGGCAGGAAACCGCCTTAAAACGCAAATGCTGATTTTGACCGTGAAACACACCCTTCACACGGGATATTTTCGGCATTTTCTATGTTAAGGTCTGCAAGGACTTTGACATTGACACGGCAACCACGCCTTCAACACACCGTATCACAAATATTTTTCAAACCGCTTGACATAGACGGATAAAAACTATATAATGATGAAGGAATAGGAAAAGGAACTATTCACAAGACCACACACGAATGAAAATGAAAGGAAGGTAAAAACCATGACAAACACATTATTGACCCCGACCGACGACCGCACCGTGTTCGGCATTGACCCGTTCGACATTGATACACTTGCCGCCGAACTTCACGGCATATCAAGCAACATTCTGATTGTTTCAAACATCGTCGAACCGAAGGAAATGCAGGACGTTGACACACCGTCCGACAACACCGTGCAAGAAGCGTTCTTTGCTATCATGCGCAACCTGGAACACGTCGCCGACGAACTGATTGACCTTGAAGAACGCTTGATGAAAGCACAAAAAACAACGGCAACCCCGACCGACGAAAGCAAGGATTGCCGTTGAAGTCAACGCCACACACGAATGAAGCCTTGACCCGTCGTCTATTATAACGGCGACGGGCAAGATTATCAAGAAGGGAAGTGTTACCATGAATGAAATTATTACCACGAACACCACATTGACAACACAACCGACCTTCACGAACCTTGCCGACGAATACATTGATTATCTGCAAGTGAAGGAAGTCACGGCGAAATCATACGTCGTTTGTATTCGTTGCTTCCTGGAATGGTTGCAGGCGAACGGCGTGATGCGTCCACAATATGAAGATATTCGGAACTATGCGGTTTGGTTAGCATCGCCACACGCAAGCAGGAAGGGCGACGGCGAAACAATCACTTTTGCGGCAGGAACACAAGCAAGATACCTTCGTGCCGTGAAGTCAATGTTTCGTTGGTTGTCCGTGAAAAATCGTTATCCGAACGTTGCCGACGGCGTGAAAGGTGCAAAGGTTCGTGCGGACAATACGAAGCGTGACCCGTTGCAACGTGAAGATGCCGTCAATCTTCTTGATTCAATCGACCGTTCAACCGAAATCGGCAAACGTGACTATGCAATGATTCTTCTATCAATCACGGCAGGATTGCGCATTATCGAAATGCAACGTGCCGAAATCGGCGGACTTGAAACCGTTGCAGGCGAAAAGGTTTTGTTCATCCAGGGCAAAGGACACGACGAAGCGGACGCATACAAGAAGTTGACACCCGAAGTCGCCGAAGCAATCAACGACTATTTGCAGACACGTCAACACAAGGATGCACACGCACCGTTGTTTGCAGGCGTTGGCAACCGTTCCCGTGAAAGACGATTGACCGAACCTTCAATTTCACGGATTATCAAAGACCGAATGAAGGCGGCAGGATATGACACGCACCGTTTGTCGGCGCATTCCCTTCGTCATACTTCCGTCACGTTCCTTCTTGAAGCAGGCGCAACAATCCAGGAAGCACAACACCATGCCCGACACGCTTCACCCGAAACAACGGGCATTTATGCGCACAACATCGACCAACGCAAAGACCATTCCGAACAACGGATTTATGATTATCTATTCGGCGTGGAAACCAACGCTTCACAAAAGGCGGTTGACTTCCTTGCCCGAATGGATGCGACGAAGCAAGCGCAAGCATTGCAGATTTTGCAGGCAATGGCAGGATAACGAAAGGAAGGTGCAAATATGGCAGGCGAAAACATCTTATATTCAAAGGGCGAACCGTTGGAAAAGCGGACGTTCACCGTCGAATTGACGCAAGACACCTTCAACCGATTCATTGAAAAGGTGTATGCAGACGGCACAACCCCGTCGGAAGTGTTGGAAGGATTCATCAACGACCTTGTGTGCGGTTCACATACCCGTGGAAGCGATGAACGAATGTATGCCGAACAATACTATGACCGTTGTTGTTACGGCGATTTTGACCCGTTGACGTTCGTGCGCTTCCTGCTGATTCATTACCGAATGGACGAATTACGGGATTGCATGGAACGGAAGCAGGATGCGGCGGACGACCTTGCATATTACGTCGAACACCCCGACGAAGATGCCGACGGGAAAGATTCGGCGTTGATGCGTGAAGTTATCCAGGAAGCAGACGACGAAATCAAAGAACTTTACCAGGAATACACCGAAACCGCCGATGCGGATGCCGAACCGTTTGACAAGGCAATGCACGGCGTTTCCGTGTTCCTGGAAGCGATGAAAGGAAGGTGAAGAACACCCATGAACAACAACAAACATCCAGGCGGCAGACCACGAAAAGCAATCACGATTCCCGACGACGTATTGCCCGACAAGGACGTGTTCACCGTTCCCGAAATAGCCGAAATCACGGGATTGCACGTGCGAACGATTCAAGCACGGTTGCGTGACGGCACGTTGCAAGGTAAACGGTTAGGCGGAACGTGGAAGATTTACCGTGATTCACTTGTCAATGACAAAGTTGATTCAGACCTTAACATAGAAAGGAAGTGAAAAACACATGATTTTGACCGTTGCATTCGGCAAAGGTGGAACGGGAAAAACGACGACCGTGCAATGCTTATATCATGCGGCACGTCGGCAAGGATTCAAATGCCTTGCGATTGACACCGACCCACAAGCGAACTTGACCGCCGCATTCGGCGCAAGTACAAACGCCCGTGGTTGCTATGAAGTTATCACGGGCAAGGCGGATGCCGCCGACGTTATCCAGGCGACGGAACAAGGCGACATTATCACGGCAGGATTGCGAATGTCACAAGCCGAAAACGAACTTGCCGCCGTTCCTGGAAGCGACCTTGCATTGAAGGCGGCGTTGCAACCCATATCCGCAAAATATGACTTCATTTTCATTGACACGATGCCCGAACGGACACGCCTGCAAGTCAATTCGATTATCGCTTGCGATTCCGTATTGCTTCCGATGCAGGCAAACGCCTTTTCAATCATGGGATTGTATCAGATGAAGGACACAATCAATCAGATACGGAACAACCCTTATTTGAACCCGAACTTGACCGTTTCGGGCATTTTGCTTGTAAAGTACAACCCACGACAAAACCTTGCCCGTGACTTGACCGAAGCAATCCAGGCGGAAGCAAAAGCGATGAACACCGTCGTGTTCGACACCCACATTCGGCAAGGCGTGGACATTGAGAAGGCGCAAGCGATGAAGCAAAGCATTTTCGATTATAATGCCCGTTGCAATCCTGCAATCGACTATGCAAACCTTTTTGAAGAACTGAAAGACCGATGCGTTGAAATCGCATACATGAAAGGAAGGAAATAATATGGCAAAGAAGCAAGAAAAATTCACGGCGAACGGTTTTGATTATGGTATGAACCAGGCGACCGCCGACGCACCCGTGAAGGAAGAACCGAAGAAAGAATTTTACCGTTTCAATGCGAAATTCCCGATTGAATACAAGGCGTTCTTGCAGGAAATGGCGTGGCGCAACCGCCTTCCTATCAATGACTATCTTGTGAAGATTATCGGCGAATACATGGAAGCACACCCCGAATGGAAGGAAACAATAGATATTCTGAACAAATGAAACACACCGACCACAAGCCACACACGCCACACACGAAATATTTTGACCACACGAAAGAAGGTGAACCCATGAACAACGAAATGACCGTGACGAAGGACGTTGAAAGCATGAAGTCAATGTTTGATAGTCTTTCCGATTATTTCACCCTTGAACCGTTCAATTCGTACTTTGCACGCCTGGAAGTCAAGCAGACCATTCCGACGGATGCAGGCGGAACGAATACGGTTGAACCTGGTATTTACTTCATGGATGCCGATAGCAAACTATACCAGGCGGAACACGATGCCGATGCACCGTTGCCGAATGCACGGAAGGTCACGCCGTTCGTGCGGAACGGAACGCAACTTGTCATTGCGAACCTTATATTTTATATCGGCGAATACATGACGATGCCGACCGTTGCGAACGAATACTTTGACAACTTCTTTCCGCAAGGCGTTGACCATATCACGGCAGACCTTCAAAACGTCGTGATGCCGACGGAAATTGTCGCACCGATTGACCGTGTAACACGTTCCTATTTTGAAAATAAGTTGAAGCCGAACCATGAAGTGACCGTCAAAAGCGGACACGACATAACCGTGACGACGGGCGACGGCAAGAAGGAAAAACAACCCCTTGCACCGAAAGTCACCGTTTCATTGCTTGAACTTCCGCCCGAAATAAAGGTTTCCCGTGAACCGATGCCGTTTGACAATGACGTGTTCAATGCGGTTTGTTCGCTTCACGAAAGCGGCAACGCCCGATTTACTGGACACGACATATACCGAACCATGACGGGCAACCCCGATGCGAAAGCGACGGAAGAAACCTTGCAACTGATTGACGACGCATGGACACGACTAACAACGACCACGATGCGCCTTGATTCGGGAACAATGGGCAACGCATACGGATTCGCACAATACATCCGTGACCGTCGCATTGTCGAAGGTGGACGGGATAAAGCAATTATTGAAAATCAGCACGGGCATTTTGAAGTCGTGGTTTATACCATACTTGAAAAGCCGACGTTGCTTGAATATGCGCAACTATTGAACCAGGTTTCCCGTTTTCCTGCAATCGAACAAAACACGCCCGTGAACAAGAACCTTGAAATCCTTGCCGTTCAAAATGCGTTGTTAGAACACATTCACGCAATCCCACGGTTAAGCAATCATATTCTATACGACACGTTGTATTCGTTGCTTAACACCGACGGCATGACGGAAGGTTCAATCAAAATCAAGAAGAAACGAACCCGTGATGCCGTTCACAAAATGTTGAACTATTGGAAGAAACAAGGCGTGATTGCATCATGGAAGGATATAAAGAAGGGCAATGCGTTCTATGCAATCGAAGTGACCACACGAAGCACACCGAAAGCATTGAACACACCGAAAACATAATATACAAGGAATATCGGCAACACAAGCGGACAAGAAACCCCTGAAAAAGTGCTAACTTACCCCTGAAAAACTGCTAACTTACCCCTGAAAAAGTGCTAACTTACCCCTGAAAAACTGCTAACTTACTTGTCCGCCGAAAATGCCCGAAAATGGCGTAAAATCAAGGGTTTTCGGACTTTCCGCAAAACGCTATAAGCCTTATAAGCAATATAGGCTTATACATGGCGTTGCGGCGGTTCGCTTGACGGCGACCGCCTGCACGCCTATCATTCAATCATTCACGGGAAAATCGACCCGTGAAAATAGCAAATGTCAAGGTTTCGTCAGACCTTAACATTGACCGACGAAAGGAAATACTATGCAGATTCAAGACATTTTGAACCGCCTGGAAGGTGTAAAGACCAACGGCACGAACAAGTGGATTGCACATTGTCCATGCAAGCAGGCACACGCCCACGGCGACAAGAACCGTTCATTGACCGTCGCATTGAACGACACGAAGATTTTATTGCATTGCCACACGGGATGCACGACGGAAGATATATGCGGCGCAATCGGGATTGAAGCAAAAGACCTTTTCACGGATGCACCGACGACGACCGAACGAACCATTGAAGAACGTCGGCGTTCCTTCCTGGAATGGTTCGGCAATCAAAACGGATTGAAGTTTGTCACGGCATATTCGTATTGTTATGGCGACCATGCCGACGGACTAATGAAAATCAAATACCAGGATGCCGACGGCAACAAAACCTTCCGTTGGATTCACGACGACCCGACCACGCAAAGCGGATTCAAGTTGAACCATGAAGGATGCGAACACCGACTTTATGTTGCAGGCGACCCCGATGCCGCCGAAGTGTTCGTTGTGGAAGGCGAAAAGGATGCCGACACACTTCATTCAATCACGGGCAAAACCGTCGTATCGGCAGAAAATGGCGCACAAAAGGAAGGCGACGGCACGAAGTGGTTGCCGATATACACCGACCAACTTGCAGGAAAGACCGTTGTTGTTCTTCACGACAATGATGCCGTCGGACGTGACTTTGCACGTATCGAAGCGGATGCAATCAAGACGAAGGCAAGAAGTGTTCGCATGATAGACATTGCGACCGCCTGGAAGGAATGCCCCGAAAAAGGCGACGTTTCCGACATGGTTGCATCGTTGGGAAAGCAAGACACCTTGAACCGCCTGCAAACATTGCTTCAAAACGCCGTAGAATGGCGTATAACGCTTGATATTCCGTCGGAAGGGAAAACACCCACGGAAGAACATAACCCCGTAGAAACGGCAGGAAACGCCGTTGTGCGTGATTCCGTCGAATTGTTTGATTCCTTCATGGGAAAGATTCAAACGGAAGCATACCGACCGTTGAAAACGGGCATGACGGACTTTGACCGTCTGTTGAACGGCGGCATTATGAAACAATCGCTTGTCATACTATCCGCCGCACCTGGAACGGGCAAAACCACGTTGACGCAACAAATCTTTGAAACAATGGCAAAGGACGGCAACACCGTCGTGTTCTTGAACCTTGAAATGTCACGTGAACAACTTCTTGCACGTTCCGTTTCACGTATCGTCAAGAAAAAAGGCGGCACGTTGACCGCAAGCGACATTCTGCAAGGTTACAAATGGACGGATGAACAACGTCGGCAGGCGAACGAAGCGGCGAACGAATACCGCAAGGACATTGCGCCGAATATGCACTATAACCCCGACGGATGCACAACCGACCTTCAATCAATCACGGACGCATTGACACGGGAAGCGGATGCCGCATTGCAGGCAGGAAAGACCGCACCCGTTGTCGTCCTGGACTATTTGCACCTTGTCACGACGGCACAACGGGAAGAACAAAGCGAAATCGTGAAAAAGACCGTTGCCGCCTTGAAGGACTATGCAATCAAGTATGACACATTCGTGTTCGCTATATCGGCGACGAACCGAACCGCAAATGCCCGTGGTACAATTTCCCTTGATTCGTCACGTGATACGTCGGCGATTGAATACACGGCAGACATTGCGTTGTCATTGAACTATGCGGCATTGCATGATAAAACGAAAATACCGATTCCACGGAAGGACGACGACGGGAACGTGATACCAGGTTCGACCGAATATCAAACCGCCGATGCCAACAACCCCGACCACATGGAATATTTGCAGAAACAACAACCACGTCAAATGCTTGTGCAAGTGCTGAAAAACCGAATGAACGAACCAGGCGGCAAACTATACCTTGCATTCGATGCGGCGCATTCACGGTTCACACCGATTGACCGCCACACGGAAGCACCGACGACCTGGACAACCTTGCCCGACAATTACCCGACACCATTCACGGACAAGAAATATACAATCTGAAATCACGATGCAGGAAGGCGACCCGACGACGGGCAACGCCTTCTTTTTTTGCGGTTTTTCTATGTTAAGGTCTAAAAAGACTTTTACATAGACACATGACATACATTTTCTTTTTCTTGTTTTCTTCGTGTTGCTTGT